GGCCATAACTCTATAACTTTTCTCATGGTCATGGAACCACATAGGTAATCCATCTCCCCAGTTGTCATAGTTTGCTAAAAACAATGTATTGATGTTACGCACATTATTTATAGTCTTGATGTCACGTTTGTCAGCTTCTTCAACGCAAGCCATTACATAGGCTAACAAAGCCTTTTCGTGACCTCTCCACATCTTTACTGCAGGGTGATTACGCCATCCGGCTTTAGGGTCGTCACTCGATAGAACCTTTAGGATCTGATAACCTTCCAGAATCTGCTTGTTCAATCGCTTATTGTCTAGTACTTCTGCGGACTTGTTGAAGTCCTTATATGGTAGAAATGTTTGCATACTGATACATTACTGACGTCGACGATTCTTGTCAAGTCTTAAATCAACTTTTTTTGTTTAGCCAAAAAGATCCGCTCATGCACAGTTCTAATCGACTCAACTCCCTCTACGTCTCGAATAATCTGAGCCACATTAGACACCCCAAACTGCCTTAAAAACTTATACTCTTTAGCGGTTCTTTCAGCTACAGAAAGTCCAGTACTTACTTCTTTCCAATGTCCAGCAAGGTGCATTACAGCTAAACCAGCTCTTTTGCTACGATCCGGTGTAATACTTCCAACCAAACCATCTCCCCCATAAAACACCTGCCCAATATACAAAACGTCATCCAGCAAAAATCCTGCACGTTGACGAGCATCCTCTTCACTATCTCCATAGATCGGAAACTTCATTACCCCCATAACATGTAAATCTCCCTCAAAATTACCTGATATCCACCACTCTGCTACGTATCCTTGACCTTCCTTACGGACGTCGACGGTAACGACCCGACCATCTCGGACCCACATCAGCAGGTTTTCTGTATTGACTAAAGCATTCATAAAGTAATTCTATCAAATATTTACTTGATCCTATAAAGGGAAACCCCCCGGGCTCATAACACCGAGGGGTCCCATACGCTGGCAGATCGTTAGTCGGCTATATCATCAATCTATAACTTGCTTTAGATAGCAGTTGTATTAGGAGCCATATAGTCTGCCAACTCTTTTAGTATACCAGGCTTAGGTTTTGCACCAACTAGGGTGCGAACCAATTCACCTTTGTTATACACAAGCATTGTAGGAATGGAGGAGATGTTGTACTCAGCAACTAGATCAGAATTTTGATCCGCGTCAACCTTTACGATCTTTAATTGCTCAGGATACTCTTCAGAAAGCTGCTCAAGGATTGGAGCAACCATCCGACAAGGACCACACCAAGTAGCCCAGAAATCGACAAGTACCAACCCATCATAGTTAAGAACTTCTTCACTGTATTCATTCGTTGTTATATCCTTAATCATTCTCATACCATTCACGATCTGGTTTAGTCTGACTTCCATAAGTCAGAGCAGTTATTACTACTGACAATAGTATAGCTGGAATCTGTAAAATCCACCAGCTAAACCCGGTTCCGTAAGAGACTATACTTACTATTATTTCGTGATAAGTAAACCAAAACAAAAAAGCTATCAATCCGTCTTTATTCATTATTTGCCTTCCATGTGCAAACGGTCTCATTGTGAGCACCGCTTAGATTTTGATACCTATTCTCCGTACAGGTGTAGTGCGCAGATACGTATATGTAAGTAATAAATCCAACAAGCAGTCCTAAAGAAATTAGCAATAACTTCAAGTCTTTATTCATACGCACCTTCCTAGTTCCATCGCAATATGGGCAGTTAGTCAGTTCACCATCCGGCCAGGTCCAAGTACCGTCAGTACAGTTTCTACATTTACTCATATAAAGAACACATCTCCAATGCTTTTTCTCCACTCTTTTCATAGTAATCCCAGCACTCCTGAGTTCCAGGGCTAGGTAGTGGTTTAGGTTCTTCTTTTAGCAAGAAGTATCCATACACGCAGAACCAAACAAACAGCAAAGACAAAATCACAATACCAAAAACATGCGATTGTTCCAGGCTTTACGTGACGTCCATTGATTGTCATTTCAGTCTGTATTTCCCAACCATCATTTGGTCTAGGACCTTCAGGAACTGAACTTTTGCGTTTTCTCATTCACAACATTCTTTGTTGTCACAGGAGCAAGCAAGACATCCAAGATCTGAACATTCCATGCAATGAGATGCATCACTGTTCTGGGCTGCAGGATTAATCAAGAACTCAATGTCCTTAGATACTATTTCATAAATGTCTTCCGGAAGTTTTGCGTAACTAATTACTGCAATCAACTGATCCTTCATTTTTAGAATTCGTTCTCGTTCTGCAGCTTGTCCAGCGTCATATCCAAGTACGAATGCATTAGCGGTGTTGTAATCCATAATTTGTCTTTCTTCTAAAGTTTCTTACATACTAAAGTTTTACTTAAGATTTGTCAAGCCCTTTTTTAGTTTTTTTATTAGCTTTTTTAGCTTGCTCGTATAGACGCTTTTTCTGCATCTGGCGATTAAATCTTATTTGTTTCATTATGGTTTCATATTCTTCTTTTGTCATTTTGTCTCTCTTAAAGCAGTTTAGTATTCTTCTAATAGCCACTTTAGCAGCTCCGGATTATCTCTTAACACCATTATTAAAGAATTCTCCCAGACGCCAATAAAGTAGTGCTCCCAGGTTTCAAAGTCATCAGTCTTCTTTGGCTTGACTGAATTGTCAAAAACCATCCTAGACGCATGAAGAACTTCATGAAGCACGGTCACTTTCTTCTTAGATATGTGTAGATCAGAATCTATCACAATCATATTTCGCGTGTCAAGTGTATATCCATAAGCTCCTTCATTCAACATTCCATCTTCTTTCTGGGTGTGCTGAACTATGTCGAATACTTGAATTCCTACCTTGACACTCTTAGGGACGTCGACCATTTTGAACCTCCAGATCTAGTATACAACCGGGTGAAACTTCTAACGAAACTTCGAACAAACGTTCGAATAAACATCTAACGAACAGTTATATAATATAAGGTATCACTTTTGTACAGAGGCTTTTTAGACCCCCCATGTAAACTTAAACCTAAGTTTATACAGCAAAATCGCCTGTAACTAGAGGCTTTACAATTGACCCATGAACGATAATTTGGTCCCCGAAGAGCAAGAGCTTGCTGACGCCTTGCGTAAAATTGCCAATAGATATGGCAAGTTTGACGACAACAATAGCGGCGTTTGGGCCGGCTATGACTCTGCTGCAGAGAATGCAGAGAACGCCAAGATAGGCGTAAAGTGCGGTAACTGCGTATTTTGGCAAGCACCTAACGGTTGCGAGATTATTGCCCACGAAACCGAAGAAGGCGGACTATGTCGATTTGCCGTTCTTCCAGACGGAGCTGTGACCCCTGAAAAGGCTAGTTTAGGTATTCAGTCAACTCCAATAGATCCTGAACATCTAGAGTTTTCTGCAGATGGACCTTGCTGGGATGGTTATAAGCAAGTTGGCATGAAAGAGAAAGATGGCAAAATGGTCCCTAACTGTGTTCCAGACAACGAGGCTTCAGCAACTACAGCTACTGCCGGATCCAAACCAGCTCCTAAAAAAGATCAGATCAAAGGATCAGACAAGAATAAAGAAGGATCTGCTTCAACTGGAAAAGGCGTAACCTTTACAGCAGAGATCACTAAAGCTCTTGAAAAGAAGGTTGCCGATCACAACGAGAAGGCAAAAAACGGACGTAAAGTAAATCTTCGAATGCTAAAGGCAGTTTACAGAAGGGGTGCTGGCGCATTCTCAACTTCTCACAGACCAGATCAAAACCGAAACTCCTGGGCCATGGCTCGTGTAAATGCGTTCCTAAAGCTTGTTAAATCTGGCAAACCAAACAATCCTAAGTACACCCAAGACAATGACCTTCTTCCAAAGATGCACCCAAGAAGCTCAGAAGCTTCTGTAATCTCACCTTTACTTGCATCTTTAGTCGCAGCCTTAGATGATGACTCTTGCCCACCTGCAACTCAGGATATCGTTATCAACATCGAGAATCGCCAAAACGCTATCGACAACGTTGGTTATGGGCCACTATATTGAAGGCGGAATTGCACAGGGCGGCTCTAGCGAACAAAACGCTTGGGACGCCATTGATCAAGCAGAGCTAGGCTATTGCGAAGCTCTTGATTTCAAATGCGCAGCTTCCAGAACCTGCAACGCTTGGGCTGTTGGCGGCCCTATCACTGAAGAGAAGTAGGATCTTCTTTATCTTCTAAAAACTTTTTTAAAGAAGTTACATCAATATAAACAAAAACTCCATTTGAAGAGTTCATCGTTCTATGATTCTTCTCAAGCCAGTCAGAGATCCTCTTACGTTCTTCAGCAATACCATCTTGCTTTCCGTAATCGTAAGCTTCTATGCTCATAGTCTTTCCTAGTTTTTGTGAATTACGATGTCAAGACCGTTGTCTGGGTGGTATGACCATGAAATGTCAATTTCATCGAATGTTGCATTCTGGCGACCCATCAACGAGTTTGTAGTTTCCATGTTTGAGATTACGTACTCAGGAGTCTTGATTGCGTCTAGGACACAAACGGTGTCGTAGAGGTCTGCTCCAGAGTAATCATCTTCTCCGATTCCATTGATAGTAATGGTCTTTC